CCGAGAGTCAGGGCGGCCACGTTGCCGCCGAGTTCATCGAGGCCGACCTTGAGTTGCGCCGCGACAGGCATGATGCGGCCGAGGGAGTTGGCGAGAGCGACCGGCTCGGCCTTGCCGACTTCGACCGTCTTCATCAGGTAGTCGGTGACCTCTGCGGCCGTGTAGGTGGAGTGGCCGTAGGCGTTCATCGCGGACGTGAGCACGTCGGCCGTGACCATCACGTCGCCCATGCCGGCGGCGGCGGCCTTGGCCGACACCTCGATGACCTTCATCGCCTCCGCGCCCTTGAAGCCCGACGAGGCGACGAAGTACAGCGCCTCCGCGAGCTTGAGCGGCGTCTGGCCGGTCGCGGCTCCCAGCTTGAGTAGCTCGTCTCCCCAGGCCTTCGTCTGCGCCGCGTTCGTCCCGGTGAGGTTCTGGATCTTCATCAGGCTGTCTTCAAACTTGAACGCGGCGATGGCGGCCACGGCAAAGCCGGCGGCCACGGGCAGGGTGATGAACTGCGTCATCTGCCGGCCGACGTTCTGCATCTGCCGGCCGACGTGCTCCATGCGCGCCGCCATCGAGCGGCTGCTCTTGGCCGTCTTGTCTCCGAGCGCGGAGACGCCGGCAGCCGACTCCGCGAGCCCCTTCTTCAGGCCCGCGGTGTCGGAGGTGATCCTGATGATGAGTTCACCGTAGAAGTTAGCCATCAGTCAATCTCACCTCTCACTCGCTTGACTTGCACGGTGATCACGTTCTTGAGCGCCTCGGAGTTCCCGAACCGCTCCGCGAGCTCCTCCTGCGGCATCCCGCCCTCGACCGCCTGCCAGGCCTCCGCGTACCGTCGCAGGCCGATGATCTCGAGGCAATCCCCGATGTCCTCCTGGTCGGCCTGCGACGGTGTGCATCCAAACTCCTGACAGATGACGCTCGTCAGCCAAGGCTCTGGAGCCTCGGCACCCTTTACACCTCTGAGGTGTCGGTCGAAGTCGGCCCAGTAGCCAAAGGGCGCTCGGCCTCCCCCAGCCCGACCGCGGCGGCGATCTTGAAGGTCAACTCGTAGGGCAGTTGACCGATGTTCTCGGCGTTGACCGGCGCCTCGTCGCTCCAGGCGACGATGCAGAGTTCGAGCGCCTTCTGCGTCATGGCGAAGCCCTGCGCCTCCTCGCGCGACTCGTCCTCGCCGGCGGGCTGTACTGAGGCGACCTCAGAGCGCAGCCGGCGTAGGGCGGCGAGGGAGAGCGGGCGTACGTCCACCCACTCTCCCCCGTCGAGGTCAACTCGCTTCTTCTGGTTGAGAAGTCCCATGTTCTCACTCCTGCTTCAGGAAGCCTTCAGGATCAGGCGAAGGCTTCAGTGATGGTGCCGGTCATGCGGAGTTGCGCCGAGAAGCCGTGGTAGTCACCGATGTTCATCGTGCGCGTGTACTTCTCGATCCAGCACTCACCGCCCGCGGACTTGCCGGTGGCGAAGGTGAGCAGGAAGGTGCGCGTGACCGCGTGCGTCTTGCGGCCGATGTTGAGGATCTCGTCCGGTCCCTGCGTGGCGGTGTCGTCGTACCAGCCCTCGATGGTGAGCGGCTCGCGCTTGCGGATGATGCCGATCAGGTACTGCTCGTCGGTGACGCCGAAGGGCGTGGACTCCACGGCCTCGCGGTTGACGACGTAGTCGCTGATCTTGGTGACGTAGTTGGTGCCGAGGCCCGACGAGAGCGCGCCGCCATCGGTGATGTCGATCTCGAATGCGACTTCGTTTGAGCCATGTTTCGCCATGCTGATCTCCTTTGCTTACGGCGCCCGGTAGACGCCGACCATGAACGTGACATTCGGGGTTGCTGGTGTGCCATAGGCCCAGGCGACGGCCCAGTACTGGTTCATCGTTGAGGTGGTGACGATGTACTGGCCGGCCAGGGCGGTGCCGTTGGCGACATCCGTTGGCGCGAGCGCCTGGAACGCCTGCTTGGACGTGTAGGTGGTGCCGTCTGGACTGTGAAACGCCGTGATGGTGCAGGTAGCACAGCCAGACAACGCAGTGACGTGAAGCACGACGGCGCCGCCATTGCTGGTGTTGGTGATGTACGGGTGTACGTCGAGCGTCTCGCTGTTGCCGGCGGTCGTCTCAGTACCGAGCGCATGAACGACGTACGCCTCACGCTTGCCGTACCAGAGGCCGTAGCGGGCCTGTGCCTTGGTGACCTCGCTGGTTGCCATCTGCACGGTGTAACCGACGCGCTGGACGCTCGGGTATGCATCGAACCTGGCGGCGTTGACGTTGCCGTGCGGAGCGATTGACAGCGGGAAGGCGAGGATGGGCAAGCTGGACGTGCCGACGAACGCTTGGTGCAACTGGCCAACAGCGTCGTCATACCAGCCCTCCTGCACGATCTCGGTCTTCTTGGCGCCGCTCGACCAGAACGACTCGTCTGTCTCGCCGAGCGCGTACGTCTCGTTCAGCACGAGCTCAACGCTGTCATCGAACTTGCTGATGGCGCCGAGGATGTTGTACGGGCCGATGAGGGCGAACCCGACATCCTTGCTCGAGAACTTAGCCACTCGTCTTCACCTCCTCCACGCAGTCACTCAGCAGCCAGGACGCGAGGATGGCCTCGTTGTAGGGCACGACCTTCTCGCGCTCCTTCACGTCCATCCACCCGACCTCGGCGTTGAGGGCGTCAGCCTTCTCACCGGGGCCGAGCTTGAGCGCCTGCTGACGCTTCTTCAGGGACTCGGGATCGGCAGGACAACGGAAATCCACCTTCGCCCGGTAAGTTTTCGGCATACTTCTACCTCCTGAACTCGTAGCCGCAGTCGTCGCACTCCCAGGCCTCGGTTACGCCGAAGGTACGTCGGTCTGTGCGGTGTTCGTGTTTGCACGGGATGCCGCTGCCGGTCGCCGGGGCTGGGACCGGGACCGCCGGCGACTCAGGCAGCGGCTCCTGGGTCAGCACGACGAGCGCCGAGTCGATGGCGGCGCGGGCGGCGACCAGGCTGGAAACGAGCCTCAAGTCAGAGCCCGTCAGTTTGATGCCCGCGTCAAGCTCCGACATGGACGATCCTCACGTCGAGATCCCGGCGGTGTAGGCCGGTAGTCACGTCCTGGCTGCCGCGCTCGTCCTCGAGAGTGATTGGGTACGAGAGCGTGAGCACGGCGGCTCGCAGGGCGTCGGCCACGGCCAGAGCGTCTGTGTAGGTGTCCGCGTAGACGGAGTACTGGATGCGCGGCTTGCTGACGCCCACCGCGTTGCTCATCAGTTGCTCCCGCGGCGTGGCGAACTCGTAGTAGATGACGAAGGGCACCACCGGGTCGGGCGGTGCGTCGTTGGGGTACAGGCGCGCGCCGACGAGCGCGGTCAGACCGGCGTCGGCGTGCAGGGATGCATAGAGATCCGCGAGGAACCCCATCACATGCCCCCGAACATTGCCCGCAGCTTGCTGGAGAAGAACATCAGGATGGGGATGCAGGCCTCCAGCGCGCCGCGGTAGACGAACTTGTAGGGCTTGTTGCCGGGGTGGTTGACGGCCGGTCCCACGAACCACTCCCCGCTGGGGAGTTGAAAGTGGAGCAAGCCGCTGGGATTCGTGGCGACAATCGGGTGAGGCCGTGCGCCGTGCTCGATGGCTTGGGCGTAGTCGAGCCCCTTGCCGAAGCCGACGCTGATGCCGTTGGCGGTCTGGTAGAAGGTGCGCCCGCTCCTGGCAAGATCACCCGACTCGATGAGCCCCTCCCGATTGATGACATCGAGAATGGACTCCTGCACCATCAGGCCCATGTCGTGAATCCAGTAGGGCGACTCGGCCTGCAGTGTTGCGATGGCGGCAGTGAACTTGGCCGCCAGCGCCTCGTCTCCGACGACGGTGGCGGTCACCATCAGACGTTCCCTGGCTCGATGGACTCGACCAGGAGCTCGGTGAACGAGCCGGTCACGTCGTTGACGATGGAGATGACAGCCCAGTCGCGCTCCTCGATGCGAGCGCGGTCGGCGTTGTCGATGAGTGGGTAGTGGCCGTTCAGCAGGACGCGCCGGTAGATCGCCTCGGCGATCATCGAGCTCATGCGGAACTCCTGCTTCTTGAGGCGCACAGACACGTCGCCGCCGGCGACCAGGGCGTCAAGATCGACGTGGTCGAGCAGCGGCGCCCAGGTGGGGATCGGCTCCCCGTACTGGTTCTGGGCGTTCGTGGCGCGGAGGATCGTCACCGTGGAGGTGAAGAACCCAGCCAGCCCGGTTTGCATCGAACTGCCACCGATGAGTGCCGACCGGATAGCCATCAGATATCGTCG